CTATTTGCATCCCCGCCTACTCCGGTACCATGGGGCTCCCAATCCCTATCCTTGTGAAACCGGAAACCACAACCTTTGCCGAAGCCGTACGGAACGCCGGGAATCTCACCGCCGCCGAGCGTGATTCCGTCATCAACATGTACCACGAAATAGTGGCATCCCAACAAGCAGCAGCAGCCGCCGCCAGCCGTGCCGGGGCGAAAGCCACCGAAGCCGCCACTCATGCTCAAGCGGCAGCGAAATCCGCCACCGAAGCAGCAGCGGCTATCCCCCCGGCAACCGCCACAACCCAAGGCAAAATCCGCTTAGCAGGAGACCTCACCGGCACCGCCGATAACCCTAAAATTATTACAGCGGGCAACTTGGCATGGAGCGTTAGCGCCGAGCCGGGCTCTGTTAAAGAGGGGTTCGTCAAGACCAAATCCGATGGCCAAATCCATATCCATCCCGGTTTAATCACCCAATCATGGCATGCGGTTAGCAAAGGCTATGTTGACGACCAGATAAGCACCAGGGCGCCAGAGTACCATACCCACAATCTAAGTACCATTAACGGAGTGCCAAATAAAGCAACAGATTTAGTTAACGCTTATAAAGGCGAAACTACAATCATGACCAGGGACAATACCGGAAGATCTGAAGTTGCCGATCCATATTCCCCGAATGACATTGCGAATAAGCGGTATGTTGATGGTGAAATTGCCAAATTAAACGGTATCTCCGATGTGGATTCCGTGACTGACCATATAACTTTACGGAAGATAGGCCGGTGGGTATTCATCAATGTGCGGGACGCCCCGCCCGGGGCCAAAGGTGAAGTTCACCCAGGTTTTCGCCCCGTAGAGGACATAGACTTCTTCCTCACAGTACCTAATTACCGCGGCTATCCTGGCTTCTGCAATGTCCTTACTAATGGCAGCGTCGAAGTTCGCTTTTCAGGAAATGCCAGCAGCGCCGATCGAGGCTTCGGGTGCGCTACCTACCTAGCAGCAGAATAGAAAGGAAACAGCCATCATGTCATTGCAAGATCTTAAAACCAGTACCCAATCCCTCACCATGGAGGAGTGGGTGGAGTTCCTCGGCTGGTGTGTGGCTGAGGAGCGGCCGCGCCGGGAGACGCTACAAGCCCAGGAAGAAGCACGCACCCGGCTTGTCATGCACCTGCGTGAGCTAGGGGAAATCCCCGCCCCCGACGCGCTGCGGGAACCCCCACGGCATGTGGAAGACGCCCCTGAGTGGCAGCACCCCAAGAGCGAACCGCAAAACTGCTACGTTCAGGGCGATATCATCCAGTACGAGGGCAACCTCTACCGAAGCGTATACCCGCATCTGAACTGTTCGACCCCCGGCGCTGATGGTAAATGGTTACGCATTGAGCCTGCGCCGGAGCCTGCCACACCACCGGAAGAGCCCCAATAAACAAACCCCCCCATCAAACCCTGGAACGTCCTATCGCTTGGGCGCGCCGGGGTTTTCGCATGGGCGCAATCTAAATGAAGAAGGAGAAAGTAATATGACTGTGATGCCTGTTGAAGCGGACTTTTACGTGACCAGTGGTTTTGGACCGCGGGAGGGGGGTGAGTTCCACTATGGTACGGATTTCGGCCGTGATGGTGGTAGTGGTAACCACTTGGTTTTCGCTATCCGGCCGGGTACTGTGCAGTACGCCGGGCAGGCTGCTGGTTTCGGCGAGTGGGTGACAATTGACCATCCGGCTGATGTGGGTGGGGGCTATAGTGTGTACGGGCATGTGATCCCCGAGGTGGTGGCTGGCCAGTGGGTAGGGGAGGGGCAGCGTATCGCTCGTATCAACCCTAACCCCGCGACAAACGGGGGTTTCCCACCGCACCTGCACTTGGAGTTTCACCGGTTTGTGTGGGCGCCGCCCGGCCCTGACCGTATCGACCCCATGAGCATCCTGGCGGGCGCCCCCTACCCGGATAGTGGGGCATTGGCGGCGGCCGCGTCCTTTGGCGATCCGCTGTTCGGCGTGGATGTGAGCGAGCATCAGGATGGCATAAGCCTCCAGCAAGCAGCCCGTGAAGGCGTCAGTTTCGCTATTATCCGCACCACGGATGGTACTTACCGGGATCGCTGCTACCGCAGCCACCTGGAGGATGCTGAAGCCGCAGGTATGCTCACCGCCGCCTACCACTACCTGCGGAACCCTTCCGAGGGCACCAGTATCCAGGAACAGGTGAACGCTTCACTAGCGGTGATGGGGGACGCCATTCGCCCCATGTGGCTTGACGTTGAGACCGAGGCAGGGCTCTCGGTGGAGCATGTCCGTGCCGTTAAACAGTGCTTTGAGGCTGCTGGGGTGCGGGTGTGCGGTGTGTACTCCTACGTGCCCTACTGGGAGCGCAGGATCACAGGCGGTGAGCCAGACAGCAATGAATTCGGGGCCCTTTGGGTGGCGGCCTATGGGCAAAACCCCCACGGGGCGCCAAGCCTTATCTACCCGGGTAACTCGCACCCACAGTGGGACTACCCGCTAGGTAACCAAAAGCCCCGGATTTGGCAGTACGGATCCAACGCCCTGGTGGCGGGTTTCGCTGTGGATATCAATGCTTTCCGCGGCAACCGCGATGAATTGCGCACAATTTTCTACGGGGGTGTAACACCCCCAAACCAACCAACCAAGGAGGATTTTCTCATGGCACTAACCGACGCCGAACAACACGAGCTCCTACAGCTCACCCGAGACATCGCAACCCAACTCCAAGGCCCCCGGCAAGAAGACCTACCCGACGGACAGAAAAACCCCGCAGGCGGCCGAGGCTGGCCACAACTCGGAGCCACCCCCACCGGCCAATACCACACACTTGTTGACGGGCTCAGCGAAACCCAAGCCGACGTGAAAGCCTTGCTTGCCTGGGCCGCTGCTCAAAGCGGCACCACCATCGAGGCCATCAAGAACCATTACGCAACCACACAGGAAGGAAAATAATCATGTGGACTAAAATATTCTGGATCGACGCAGCCGACCGCGCCCTCCGTACCTTCGCCCAAGCCCTGCTCGCAACCATCACCGTTGGAGACGCGGTCTACCACGTGGACTGGACAGCAGGACTAGGCATCGCAGCTACCGCAGCAATCGCATCTCTGCTCACCTCCGTGGCCACATCAAAGGTAGGGGAGACCGGCACTGCCGCCATCATCACCCCAAACACCCACGCCGGCGGTGAGCATGCGGCATGATTGACAACATTATCACCCTCATGAATGCGGTAGATGCGCTCATCCGCAGCCTTGACCCAGTGCTAGTAGCCGCAGTCATCGACGCAGCATCAGCATTATCTTCCTAAACAGATCGGAGGAAACGAAACCATGGGGCCCATAGATTTTATTAAAATCATATCTACCGTGGCCCCTGTCGGTCGGGGGTTCTGGGCAGCGCTCTGGGAATGGGTGAGCCCCACGGAGGCCGTCGGCCTGGCGCTCATTGGTGCCGCTGGTACCTGGTACAAGATTTTCACCGACCGCAAGATGGCCGAACTACGGGCCGAGGTGGATTGGGCCAAGGCTGATGCCGAAAAAGACGCCGCCAAGGCAGCCGCCCTGGAGCGTAAAGCCGAAGCTATAGATAAAGCATCACAGGAACTGCGGGAATGGCTCACCACCCGAGTGTCAGTGCTGGAAGCCAAGGTGGAAGAAATGCAGCACGAGCGGGAGGCCTATCTTCGAGTAGCAGCCGCCTTCTTCGACGTGCTCGATGACTACCCGGATCCACCAGGCCCGCCCAGAATATCCGCACACGTTGCCAGCTACATCGGCTGGACAAACACCGACCTCAAACCCCAGTCTCCCAATACTTAAACCCCCAACCCCCGCCCGGCGCGTCACCCAGCCCGGGCGGGGGTCTTTCTCTATTTGTGTCCTTCCGCTATGGCACCCATGTTCGATTGTGTGCTCGAAATGCCCCACCATTTTCCAGTCGAACACCTATTCGCCCCAGACAGTCAGAGCGCCAGCCTTCCCTGCTTTGGGCATCGCACGATCCCACGACAATCCCACGACACAAAGAACTAAAACAAACTAAAACAAACTAAAACTTGTGACTTACCGCCTCAATAAAAACACCCGCCGAACAGGTAAAACACCAGCAGGCGGGTAGGGCGATTTCGTGCCTCCAGCAGGATTCGAACCC